GGCGCGGCCAGGCTTGGCAAGGCATGGCGAGGGCTCTTTTGAGCTGGTGGTGGTTCCGCGAATGGTTGTGGCTAGGCGCGGCCCGGTTGGGCGAGGCAAGGCGGGGTCTGGCGGGGTTTGGCGAGGATACTTTTTTCTGGAGGATGACATGAAGAGTTGCGAAGATTATGGCAGCCTGATTATGGGCGGCGGGATCTCAGTGGTTGAGTGTCAGCAGCTGATCGGATTCAGTGAGAACGAGAAGCCGAAAGAATACGGGCTGGCCATGCTGCAGATCATGGCAGGCGTAACAAAGGCAATGAGGGAAAAATATCAGCGGCGGGTGACAGTGCGGATTGTGAAAGGCGGGATCCAGATCCTGACGGACAGCGAAGCCGCTGTCTACAATGCGACGCGATTTGATCAGGGCCTGAAGATTGCCAGGCGGTCTCATAGGCGGGCTCTCGCTGTCGACGTGGCTGGACTTTCGCAGGCAGAGAAAGACGCACATCAGAAGAATCTGGCCATTCAGGGAGCTAAGCTGTCGATGCTACGGACGAAAATCGATGTCGAGCTTCCAGCGACGACTCGATCGACTCCGAGGATGTTTGAGGGAAAGCGATAAAGCGTCAGGGCGGGGCTCGCTGGGGCTAGGCTTGGTCTGGCAGGGTTAGGCGCGGCGTGGCAAGGCAAGGCACGGTTTGGCGCGGCTTGGCTCGGCAAGGGCTTTTTGAGCTGGTGGCGGTTTCCGCGAATGGTTGTGGCACGGCCCGGCATGGCCAGGCAAGGCCGGGCGAGGCGTGGCGCGGCCGGGTACGGCAAGGCAAGGATTCATCATGAACACAGAACGCTGTCCCAGCTCTGCCCGCGACTGCCATGGCAACTATCGCAGCGACGGCCATGGCTGCAAACTCTACGAAAATGCGGAGCGGCCGATTCTGGCGGCTCTGCATGATCGCCAGATGAGTGATGAGGAGTGGGAGGCATATCGCCATGAGGCGTATCAGCATTTGATCAACCGAGAGTCATCCGTGGAGCTGCTGGCCTCCACTGATGACAATTCACAGCCAGCTGGAGAACGTAGGCATGAAGATTTTGACTGGGAAGAAGACGACCCCGCGCCGGTGCTTGTTATACGGCGTGCATGGGATCGGTAAGAGTACGTGGGCGGCTCAGGCCCCCAACGTGCTGATGATGGATCTGGAGGACGGGCTGGCTGATATTGCCACGAGCAAGACGCAGCATCTGACCACCATGGACGAGATCGAAGACGCTTTCCTCTGGCTCGCCCAGCAGGAACACGACTTCACCACGCTAGCCATCGACTCAGCAGACTGGCTGGAGCGGATCATTCACCAGCGAGTGGCCCAGAAGAACGGCAAGGCTACGGTGGGCGATATTCCCTACGGGAACGGCTACAAGCAAGCTCTGGGGGAGTGGCAGCAGATCCTGAAGCGGTTGGATTATCTGCGGAATGAGCGTGGCCTGAATATCGTGCTTCTGGCTCATTCCAAGGTCTCGAAGTTTGCTGATCCTGCTGGTGATTCCTACGACAGGTACACGCCAGCGCTTCACGAAGCCAGTGCGGCTTTGCTTCAAGAGTGGGTGGACGAACTGCTCTTCTGCCACTACAAGGTTCACACACGCAAGGAGGACGAAGGCTTTGGCCGGGAGCGGACTATTGCAGTGGGTGGGACTGAGCGAGTGGTGAAGACTTCAGAGACTGCCACAGCACTGGCAAAGAACAGGCTGGCCATGCCAGCAGAAATCGGGTTCAGCTGGGCAGCGTATGCTCAGCACATGGCGGCCGGGAATATCTCCGGCATTGTTGTTGACGGTTCGAGCAAGAGTAAGGAGTAGGCATTATGGGGATGAATCTTGAAGGATTTGACGCCACGAAGGTGGAGCCAGCTGGGGAGGGCTATGAGGCCCTGCCAGCGGGCAGTTATCAGGCTGTCATCGTCCACAGCGAGAGCAAAAAGACGAAAGCGGGGGATGGCGAATACCTCAAGCTCCAGATCAAAATCGAAGGCCCCACCCATGCCGGCCGGGTGGTGTTCGACAACCTGAACCTGCGGAACCCCAGCCAGAAGGCTGTGGAGATCGCAAAGGGCACGCTGAGCAGCATCTGCCGGGCTGTCAACGTGCTGTCCCCGAAAGACTCGTCAGAGCTGCACGGGAAGACCCTGACAGTCCGTATCGGATGTCGGGAGTATCAAGGGCAGGTCCAGAATGAAGTGAAGGGCTACGGGCCAGCGGAAGCGGGCGGTCACATGATCGCCGAAGCGTTTGCTGCTCCTGCTGAGAAAAAACCAGCCAGTCCGTGGTGAGTCCGCGGACTGGTGGCGGACTTTTTTTCAATCTGATGGCCTCCGGCTGTGGCCGGGGGCCTTTTCCATGGAGTAGGCACCATGAAACCGAGGGAATACCAGGAAGAATCACACGCGGCCATCTGGGACGCACTGCGGGACACGGACCAGAACCCTCTGGTGGTCCTGCCAACGGGGGCGGGGAAGTCTCTGGTCATTGCCATGATGATCCAGCAGGCGCGGGAGTACGGGGCCAGGGTGATGGTCCTGGCACACCGAAAGGAACTGCTGGAGCAGAATCTGGAGAAGATCAAACTGCTCTGTCCGGGCATCAGCTCCGGATTGTATTCGGCTGGCCTCCGCAGGTATGACACAGAATCAGATGTGATCTGCGCAGGCATCCAGAGCGTTCACCGGAAGGCCCTGGTATTTGGTCGGCGGGAGCTGGTCATCATTGACGAGGCCCATCTGATCAACGACATGGACGACTCCATGTATAACCGATTTTTGACGGATCTCGGCAAAGTCAACCCAAAACTGCGATGTGTGGGGCTGACTGCCACGCCATACCGGACCGGGGAGGGACTTCTGGCAGGTCCTGACAGGCTTTTTGGGCTGATCTGTTACGAAGCCTTTACCGGGGATCTGATCGGGCAGGGGTTCCTCTGTCCGCTGACGAATCAGCCAACAGAGAAGCCGGTTGATATCTCAGGCGTGGCCATCCGTGGCGGTGAGTTCGTGGCCAGACAAATGGAAGCGGCTTTTGACCAGGCCAGCATCGTGGATGCAGCCTGTCAGGAGATCGTGGCCAGCTGTCACGATCGGCGGTCGGTTATCGTGTTCTGCAGCGGTGTGGATCACGCTGAGCATGTGGCCGAGACGCTGCGGGGCATCGTCACAGACCGTGTTGAGGTGATCACAGGCCAGACAGACAAAGAGGAGCGGAAGCAGCATCTGGAAGATTTCCGGGTTGGATCACTGCGGTGGCTGGTGAATGTGGATGTCCTGACAACGGGCTTTGATGCTCCCCGCGTGGATTGTGTGGCAGTCCTTCGGGCCACGATGTCTCCGGGGCTGTTTTGTCAGATTGTGGGGCGTGGTCTCCGGACTTCACCGGAAAAGCAGGACTGTCTGATTCTGGACTTCGGTGGCAACATCGAACGGCACGGATCACTGGATTCCCCAGACTATGGCCGGGACACTGGCGGACGATCACAAAGCCAGGTCCAAGAAGAGACAGCACCACGCGAGAGCCAGGGGCCAGCGGAGATCGACTGCCCGCAGTGCGGGATCGGGATTCCCTCCCGGTTTGCGTTCTGCCCGGAGTGCGGGGCAGACATCCCGGACGCCATCAGGCACCAGGCAACGGCAGACACTGCCAGCCAGCTGGTGGGCGAGGAGGGACCAGTGGAGTGGGTGGTGTCGGATGTGTGGTACAGGGAGCACCAGAAGAAAAACAGCCCGGACGCCCCCACCACGCTCTGCTGTACGTACTGGATGCACCGACCCGGAGCGGATGGCAATCTGGAGCAGCAGGAGGTCAAAGAGTGGATCTGTTTTAACCACACGGGATTTGCACGCAGCAAGGCCGAGAAATGGTGGGAGCGGCGGTCTCTGGTGAAATGTCCGGCTAGTGTGCAGGATGCTCTCGACATGATTGACTGCGGAGCGGTTAGGGTTCCAGCCAGCATCCACACACAGAAAGAGGGCAAGTGGCGACGGGTAATCAATGCAGACTTCACCGATCCGCGACCGACAGAACTGATCGAGAGCGAGTCAGCGGAGGCATTCTGGGACGATGACTTGCCATTCTAAGGACACAAGCAGATGATCGAATTCAGAGACTACCACAACCGGGAGCTGATCGCGACCAGCCAAGAGTCCGGAACAGACGCAGCACCACAGGACGTCCTTCGAGTGGACATGGACAGCGGAGAGATCCGGGTGATGGTGGTTCACAGCAGGACCACACACATCACCGAACAGCCTGAGAGGACGGTCCTCTGGGTGACACAAATGGCAGCAAACGAAAACACGGAGTAGGCACCGATGGCACTGAAAGACATTCCCGCAGAGCTGCGGGAGCGGAAAATTTGGATGCTCTGGCTCTCGGAAAACGGGACCAAAATCCCCTACAGAACCGGGGGAGGCAGGGGCAGCTCGACAGATCCACAGGCGTGGACGTCGTTCGAGATGGCGTGCAAACAGGAACATCTCTACACAGGGATCGCTCTGGCGATCAACTATCCCTACACCGGGATTGACCTGGACGGATGCCTTGACGCTGATGGTCAGCTGGCTGACTGGGCGGCGGAAATTGTCGAGGCATTCCGAGGGCTGGCCTACTGCGAGATCTCGCCCAGTGGGACCGGGCTGAAGCTGATCACGCGGGCGCGAAAGCCGGACGGGGCCAGATGCGTGGCGAAAATGGGCGAGGGAAAATGCCAGGTCGAGATCTACGATCAGGGCCGATTCTGGGCCATGACTGGTAACGTTTGGCAAGGTTTGGCAGAGATTGGCGACGGCTCTGAGGCTCTCAGGCGGCTCTGTGAGCGGCTCTGGCCGGCAGCTGAGGCAAAACCCGTTCAGATGGTCCGGATCGGCTCTGTGAGCGATCTGGCTGACCGTGCGCGGCAATACGTCGAG